AAATGCAAGACTAAACGCAGAGAAAGAATATTTTGGAGGATTGATAGATAGTGAAGCTTGATGAACTGATTAAGAAAGCAAGAGAGAGAGATCTATCTGATGCCTCTGCGTTGCAAGATTTGTTTGATGTATGTAGATTGTATGAATCCGAAAATTTTGAAGAAGCCCACAGCGTTAATAAGGAAGTCCGCCGCCTATCGGCCAAATATGCCAAAGAGCAGAACAGCTTCAAGATGTTTGATCTGAATAAGCGAAGTCTGCTGTTTGATGCTCCGTATGATTTTGATGCGCATTGCCGGTATATTGAATGGAACCGTGAACCATCCAAGCGATTTTATTTGCCGAGGCGAAAGCAGCTTTATAAAGTGGCGTCTGCGCTGCAAAAACTTGCAGATAATGAGCTGGATTTGTTGGCAATTTCTTTGCCGCCTGGTGTTGGTAAAACTACTCTTGCACTGTTCTTTCTAACATGGCTGGGCGGGAGGAATCCGGAAAAACCAATTTTAGGAGGTTCCCATTCCAATGCTTTTTTGCGAGGCGTTTATGATGAATGCCTTCGCATTATGGATCCGCAAGGGGATTATCTTTGGCATGATGTCTTTCCAACGGTGCAAGTGGTTAAGACCAATGCCCAAGACATGATGCTTGATCTTGGAACAGACTCAAAGAAGGGAAAGCGCTTTGCGACATTGGAATTTTCGTCTGTTGGATCAGGAAATGCTGGTAAGGTTCGTGCAGAAAATCTACTGTACTGTGATGACTTGGTTGATGGTCTGGAAAGCGCTCTTTCAAAGGAACGTATGGACAAGCTTTGGAATTTATATGCGACAGATCTGCGCCAGAGAAAAATTGGAAATTGCAAGGAACTTCATATTGCCACTCGCTGGTCAATTCATGATGTTATTGGACGGCTGGAACAGTCATATGGGGAAAGTAGGCGGGCAGAGTTTATCGTCATCCCTGCGTTGGACGAGAATGATGAGAGTAATTTTGATTACGGGAATCATGCTGGATTTACCACGGCGTTTTACCATGAACAACGAGAAGTGATGGATGATGCAAGTTGGAGGGCTCTTTATATGAACCAGCCTATCGAGCGCGAGGGTCAGTTGTATAGCGAGGATGAGCTGCGCCGGTACTTTGAGCTTCCTGATAGAAAACCAGATGCAATTCTGTTTGTGTGCGATACGAAGGACAAGGGCACTGATTACTGCGTCATGCCGATTTGTTACCAGTACGGAAATGACTTTTATTGTGAAGACGTAGTATGCGACAACAGCAATCCAGAGGTCGTAGAGGCGAGGCTAGTGTCAAAGCTTCTTCAACACAAGGCTCAGATGGGTCAGTTTGAAAGTAACAGCGCTGGTGGTAAAATAGCAGAAAAAGTTCAAAAAGAAGTGAAAGAATCCGGGGGAATCGCAAAAATCACAACAAAATACACAACACAGGGGAAAGAGACAAAGATCATAGTAAATTCCCCGTGGGTAAAAGAACGGGTTTTATTTAAGGACAATTCCATCATAAAGAAAGATAAGGAGTATCGCCGGATGCTAAACTTCCTATGCGGCTATACGATGGCTGGGAAAAATAAACATGACGATGTTCCTGATGCTTGGGCAATGTTTGCTGAATATGTCCAGCAACTAGAAGGGAACAAGGTGGAGGTATTCCGGCGCCCGTTTTAAAAAGTATCTTGTGTTTTTTTCATAAATTGGTTTACAAACACATTATATTGTGGTATAATTAAAAAAGAAATACAATATATAGTATTTCGGGAGAGAGTAAGCGGGCCGACGGTACATCGCCGGAGGCCCAAATACGGTACGGATGTCCGAATGGATGGGCATAGGCTCTCAGATGGGAGCACAAGGCGGTTCAAGCCCACCCCGTGCCACCAATCCGCAAAAGCGGAAATAAACCAATCTGGTTTGCTGGCTGTGGAAGAGACACTTTTCCCATTGTATCTTGCGCTGTATAGTGGGAGAAAACAAATGGCGCATGTATAGGACGGTGTGCAAATCCTGATAATCACACAACATAGCCCTGTTACGAGGGCTATTTGCAGCGCTGGTGTAATTGGCGCATACCAGCTTTCAAAGCTGATGGTACGGGTTCAAGACCCGTGCGCTGCTCCAAATTTTCAGGAAAGGTGGGCGGTTGATTGAAGGTAAATGTTTTTTGCCCAATATGTGCCGCCGCCGGTATCCGAAGAAAGCTTATGGAAGTAGAAGACGATGCAAATGGAACTGTTTATCCATATTGCAAAGGATGTCATAAAAACATAAAAATAGTTCTTCCTTTGAGGAAAACTGAAATAAACCAGTGCCAAGTGCCTCTCCCCTGATGGAGCTAACAGTGCCAAGTGCCAATGAGTTTCCGAGATTCATTTCCCGGATTCTTGTTGGCGCTTTTTTGTTTGTTTGGAGGTGGCAAGGTGACTGAAAACGATACTGTTCGAGCTTTATCTGAGTGGCCGGTCAATGGTTTGACGGGTCGGCGTAAAATCTACACCTCGAAAAAGCGAGTCACCCCGGGAAATGTGGTGGATGTGCTGGGAAAAGCGCTGGCAGTGCACCGTATCAACAGGGTAGAAACAGCCTACCTGTATGATTATTACAGAGGGAAACAGGACATCCGCCTGAAAGATAAAATCGTCCGCCCGGAGATTAACAACAAGGTGATGATTAACCGGGCGAACGAGATCGTGACCTTCAAGACGGCCTATCTGCTGGATGGCCCGATCCGCTATGTATCCAACGGCGGAGAGGATGATATTTCCGCCAGTGTAAACATACTTAATGAGTATATGCGGGCCGAGAGCAAGGACACTCTCGATAAGGAACTGGCAGACTGGATGCACATTTGCGGTGTGGCGGTACGTATGGTTCTCCCTGATGAAGCAGGAGAAGAAGATGGTTCCCCCGTATCCATTTACACCCTTGATCCGAGGACTGCGTTCTGCATCTATCACAGCGGAATCGGGCAGAAAAAGGTCGCGGGTGTGATAGAACAAGTAGACGAAGAGGGGCAGCCTTATTTTTGCGTATATACCCAGGAGTGGTACTTCGAGGTACAGAACGGTAAGATCACGAAGCAAGAGACCCGCACCATACCATACATCCCCATTGTGGAGTATGTGAACAACGATGCACGAATGGGGGCCTTTGAGCCGGTCATCCCTATCCTGAACGCCATCAATATGATTGAGTCTAACCGGCTGGACAGCATCCAGGACTTCGTGAACGCTTTTGATGTGTTCCAAAATTGCGAAATTGACAAGAACGCATACAGATCCCTTGCTTCTGGAGGCATGGCGATTGAAATTAAGGGTGTTCCTGGTATGGAAGCCAAAGTCTACCGCATTGCCTCTGAGCTGAATCAGGCCAACACGCAGACTGTTGTGGACGATTTGGAAGACGCCTATCTAACCATCTGCGGGATGCCGAACCGGAACGGCGGTTCCTCTACAAGCGACACCGGTCAGGCGGTCATTTACCGGGACGGCTGGTCTGCTGCTGAGAGCCGGGCTAAGGACACGGAAAAGACATGGGAGCGGTCAGAGCGAGAGTTTCTACGGCTGGTGTTGTATATCTGCCGGGAGACCGGAGATTTGGGCTTGCAGCTGTCCGACATCAAGCCGGAGTTCACTCGGAAAAACCTGTCTAACATTCAGTCCAAGGCGCAAGTACTGGCGGAAATGCTGAACAACAGCAAGATTCACCCGAAGCTGGCGTTCCAGTACAGCGGGCTATTCAGCGACCCCGAGGACGCATACAGGATCAGTATAGAATATGCCGAGGAACAGCAGAAAAAGATGGAGCGGAGCCTGCGGGATGAACTGATGGAAGATAGGAATGGAGGAACAAACAATGCAGATGCGGAAGACCCCGTTTCTGAATGATCCCTTCAGCATGGTATATCAAGCGTTTCAAAACATTTATCCAGGAAAAAAGTGTGAATGCTATTTCGAAGCAGATCTGGAAGCAGATGACGGAGATAAGGCATATGGTCTCACAAATTTCTGCGATGATGGAGAAATTCAAGTTTTAGTAGATCCGAATGTGGACATTGAAAACGCAACAGAAATTTTTGCACACGAACTTGCATATGTAGCCGTTGGATATGACGCTGGACACGGCCCGGAATGGGATACCGCTTTTGATGCAATTCTCGATGAATATAACCGCATAGGGGATGAACTGTTTGGAAAACAAAAACCCTTATGACCTTACCGACAAAGCTATCGACCTTTTGAACAGGAGGGCGGTCAAGCGGTTTGAGGACGCCAAAGATGAAGCGGCGCAGAACGGGTTTGATGAACTCAATGTGCTGGAAGTTACACGAACGCTATATGACCAACTGCGCAAGGACAGCCAAGATGTCTTTCTTGAACTGGCGCAAGAGCAGTATCAGGCGTCCGAACCGCATGGAGAGGAACCGCCTGATTTAGCGTGGTTGCTGGCATTGCTGGCGGCGTACAACGCTGTGACGAAAGTCATTTATGACAACGATGTTGACCGCAAGAGGCAGTACACCGCTGAGGGCATCAATTCCAGCACGGCCAAGGTGACTGAGTTTCGACGGGGGCTGCATTACTGGGCTGACCTGACCGCTACATACGGGGATATCGTGACCGATGAATCAACTCTAAAAGCCTATCGAGATGCCGGGGTAAAAAAGGTCAAGTGGATTACTGCTGGTGACGAAAAGGTATGCGAAACTTGCCGGGAGCGAAATGGGAAGGTGTACTCCATTAACGCGATACCACCGAAGCCCCATAGACGATGTAGGTGTTGGCTGGAGGCCGTGAAATGAAATTTTGTTTTGGAGACATTGTCGTAGTAGATGGCAATCAGATTGGCGTGATTGTGAAATCTTGGGAAAGGTCATTACAGGGCTTGCCAGAATCGCACGATATCTATGTGAGAAGTTACAACGCTATTGCGAATTACCCAGAAAATGAAATTGAGAGATATATGGTGCGGCACAAGTATTTGGATGAGCAAGAACTTGAGTGGCAACACAATGCAACAAAGTAATTTAAGCGGCCCAGCCGTTTGAATATGTCCACAGAGAAATAGGAGGAAGCCGTGAAAATTAAGTGCAGAAACTTTGAAGGGGAAATCCTTTTGTTGGCGGCGAACATAGAAGAATACTACCTTTGTCAAGAACCGCGGACGGCAGTTTCTTCCTATGACCTAAAATTTGTGCAGGAGACAGGAGAAATTATTGAAATTCGCGGTGTTCTTCCATCTGATTTTGAAATCGTGAAGGAATAAACTCCGTTTGAATATGGCCCCAGAGAAGGGGCGGTATAAGTATCGCAGGCTCACAGAGAAGTGAGGGTAATCAAACGCAAGAATAAGTCGGAGATGACTATAAGCGCAAAGGAGAGTTTTTATGGCCACCATTGATATCAGCACGATTGAGGGCTTTGATGGGATGACTGCTGAACAGAAGGTAGATGCACTTCTGAAAGCTGAAATTCCTGAGAAGGTGGATTTGTCTTTGTATGTGTCGAAAGATACTGCGGACAAATATGCGACAGAGGCCGCTGAACTGAAAAAGCAGCTCAAA